CCGTGTGGTGAGGGCGGTGGATGTAAGTTAATCCCATCTACTGAAACATGTCCATCAACATGCTGTGTGCCCGGAGAACCCGGCTGTGTTGAGTGTTGTTATCCGGGTTTTGAAAACTGTGGTATCTGGGCACCAGAAGATTTATGTTGTCCAACGTGTGGTGAAGGGTGTCAACCATATGGATACCCAATGCCTGAAAGTTTTTGCCAATCATGTGAGTACTGTAACATTGACCCAACTGCTGAACAATGCAGTGTAAATTGCTGTCAATGCCCAAACAGTCCTATATGGATTACTTGTGAAGAAGTTGAACAAGGGGCATGTGAGCCGCCACAATGTGCAGACTTTAGTGCCAATTGTTATGAATGCGGAGGAAGTTACATTCCTATTTGGTTTGGTTGTTATGAAGATGATCCATGTCCAAACCCATACAATCCAGACTGTACAACAGGAGAAGAAACAGTGTGTTACGATTTTAATACAAATGATCCAATCTACTACAACCCATCCAACTTGGGTGCCTCGGTTATTATTGAATATGATAATCCTACTACTGGAACCCCCTATGGATACGGTAATGTAGCAACACTGTGTTCTGTACCTGACTCCCTTCAACTATGTGTTTACCTTGTAGATGGAAGCGGAAACAAAACCCAACTAACTTATGAGACTGATTTCCAAATCAATGAGCAAGCAGCAACCGTTACATTAGAATCATCTGTTTCAGTTGCTGGTGTTGCTAAACTTAGATTTGAAAGATGTAGCGATGATAAACGAATGTTCTTGACATTCAAGGATGGAGCCAAGTTAAGTGCTGAGGACTTGAATACATCTCTGCACCAGTTGCTCTTCTTAATTCAAGAAAAGGAATTTGCAAGTAACAACTATTATCAAGTTGCCAATGATGATGGATCAGGTGGAGCATTGTTTACAGTAACACCATCAACCAGTTCTCCATTTAACTTTGACCTGTCAAGCGTAACTGCTAATGATGTATTGATTTGGGATGGCAATGGATCATTTGTGGGGGCACCACCCTCACAGATTGCTGGTAATATTACCTTAGATAATCTAAATAATGTAAGCATTACCAGTGTAACAAGTGGGGAGTTCCTTTCTTTCAACGGAACCAATTGGGTTAATGCATCCCTGCCAGCCGCTGCAACTTACTTTGAAACCTTTGAAACCTACAACACAACAGCCAACAATATTCTTGATGATTATTATGTTACAGGACAATGTGATACTGATGTAGATGCTGCATGGGGAGCATTGACTACAGGCTGCATGGCTGTACCCAAGGATCTAATACCCAATGCCATTACGTCCTTTGGGTTGGGATACTACGCCGCACAGCAACAGATCTCAGATCAACTAGGAGATCCAACAGAACAACTACCAGTATACATTGCAAATCAAATCAGTACCAGCACGGCATCTGGCGGTATAATCCTAACATCATTTAGATGGGAAATTGGTCGAGGAGAGGGTAGAGACATTCCGGGTCAATCGGATTACCCTCTTGCTTATTTTGATATCAACAAGTTTGATACCTTAGACCATCCCGGTGCAGGAGGTATCCTAACAGGATCAGATCCAACACAATCAGATTTAGCATACTATAGACCATGGCCTGCACTTACTTGCTCAGTATGTAAGAACAAGTTGTATATGACCAATATTGAAAAGTTCTTATACAACCCAAACAAGACCCATACCTTTGGATTAGAGTTTACAAGTGGTACACTCAACCCAACCACAGACAGATATCTTTCTAGAGTTCGCAGTGTCATTAATAAATCTGATTGGGGCACAGCACTTGGTTATACAGAAGAGCATCCATTAACTAACTACCCAAATGCAAGTGTTCAATACACAGACCAAACAAACAATATGATTACTGTTGATTATCAATTTACTGATCAAGAAGGTCTTGGTAACTATTCCAATACAAAACATGTACCAAGTGTTGTTACATACTATCTATCACATCTATGGGATGGGACAGGAAGCCCACCTTCGTATATTGTATGGGATGGTAATATGGATACACTTGGTAAAGTTGATGAGTCGGGGATTCCCACTGATGTTTCAACATATCTTGGAGCAGGAACTGGGAGCAACTGGTTCTATTGGCGATGGTGGATAACAGGTTATGATGGTGGGGGTGATTCAAGCGATCCAGCCAATATAGACAGTACCAGTTATTATAATCCATTTGATCCTGCTAAATTATCTCTTGAAGGTAACAATAGTTATACTATTCTACCAGCATCTGACAACTGGACAACAGATTATACAATAGATCCTGATGATTTAACCATGGCTAAGGGCGGCAGTTATTCAATCAAGGTGGACGCCAATAAAGCATTTACAAACCTTGAAAGGGTTCTTCCTGACATGTATGATGAGTATGTGTTTGAAGTTCAGTTCTCTACTGCTGGATCTGTAACAACCACAAACTGTCCTGATGCAAATTGTTATGAGATTGTAGCAAAGGTAGAGAAGTACATTGATGGTTGTGATGACGGGGGCACCGGATGCACTCAAATTGGAGGTGGCGGAACCAACTCAGATGGCTATCATATTTACCCAGACGACTTTGATGCCAATGTAGTAAGAGCATGGGATACTTATCCTTATGAAAAACTTGGTATTGACATTAGGAACAAAACAGGTAATGGATTTGATCTCGTTCTTAAAGTACCAAGACTTAAACGAATTGGTTTAATTGATGTATATGCTGATAGTGATGGTAACTTTAGACAACTTGCATTGGATTGGTTGGCAGATTATCACGCTCATGATTGGGATAATACTTCTGCTGCACAACCAGAATTAAATAGCACATCAGATACAAATAATCATCCACCTGATTATACAGATATGCAGATCAATATTCACGGCAATAACCCAACAAATGGTGGATCTGCCGCAGCATTTAGTCTTGAAACAGCAGTACAATTTATCCGTCTTGGAATCCCTGCAAACATTAGGGTGAGTTTCTACACGGTGACAACTCCACAAACCAATTTGTTTGAGGGATAACAATGGCTACAGTAGAAGTAATCAAATCAGCAGGAAGTGGTTATGATATTGAGTTTATATCATGGTCTCCTATACAACTCATTCAAGAACTTGGGGTTGCTCAGTTAAGGATTTACTTTGCGGTTGACAACAACACCAACCCATGGACTGAACTATATAGACCATCATGGATCCATACTTTAAGCAACGCATCAACAGTCAGTTTAAACAGTGCTACCTATACGGGACCAAGCAATGAGCAGATTCCAGCATATCTAAATCCTGCAATACACAAACTTAAGTTAGTTAGGGTTACTTCCACTAGTCTATATACCACTTTTGTTGATGGTGCAAAGTTAAGTGGCAGGGATTTGAATGTTGTAAATACTCAGGCACTTCACTTGTTGGAAGAAGAGGCAGCACGATTGGATGGAGAGGATGCAGACATCTATTCATTTATCAGTGCTTCTCTTGCCAACTACTACAACAAAACAGAAATAGACGCAGCCCTTAATAACTTAGGATTAGTTGTATCTTGGCAAGAGGGTACTACTTATATTCAAGGGGATGTTGTTAAACATGACGATCCTAATACAGATGCAACTAATGAAACTGTTTGGTATTGTACAACTAGTCATACAGGAACATTGCAAAATCAACCATCAGAAAGTGGGGGTGGTGTAGCATATTGGTCATCACAAAAATCAACAGTATTAAATAGCCTAGGATACATTAGAAAACTTCCGGGTGTTACTGGAGAAGAACTTGAGTGGAATACTATAAAAATATCAGATGCAAATGCTTCAGCATTAAAGATTATAACACATTCAAGCCAATCTACAGATGTATTATCAGTAAACAACTCTAATAATGATATCATACTAAACCTTACTTCAAGTAATTCCCTTATACTCAACAACAACATGTCTATTTGGGCTAAGGGAAGTGTGTACTCTTCTGGAAACAACTGGTTTAACTATGTTCCAACTGATACAGTAGTCAATACTCCAGTGGTATCTGTTAAAGGTAGAGCAAGTCATAATGCGTTTGAGGTTGTCAAATCAACAGCCTCAACTAATACATCGGGTGGAGATGTATTGTTTACAATAGACGATGACAGTTTGTTTACTAGTGCAACAAGCCATTATATTGATGGCGGAACAGTAGAGTTTATAAACAAACTAATATGGTTTTCTGATAGAGAAACGCAAGATTGCTATGGTAATGATACTCTTGATGTTAATAACGAGCCACCATTTACAGGAGTTAGGTTTGGCAGAGACGCCCAATTTGGTACTTTAGAATCATGCTTATCGCCTTTTGTCCCAACCCTTAGTCTTTCTGCATCAACAGGAAACATCGGTACAACAGGAACCATAACAACATCAAACACAATAACTGGTTATGATGTGGTAGTGGAGAATGTTCAAAGTGCAGATTACCTTAAAACAGATGCAACTGGTCAAATTATTGCTGGCGTTGGTTCACCAGTAACAAACCATGTTGCTTGGCAAGTAGCAGGATCAAACACTTCGTTATCAAATAGAGATGTTGTTTATTTAGATAATGCAA